AAATCTTGGTGCTTTAGGTTTAGGTGCAATTAAATAACTTATTGCTGTTGTTATAATTGTTACTATGATTGATGTAATTAATGCTTCACTCATTATCTATGGAATCCTCTTTTAAATTTTTCTGATGATCTATAAATACTATTGTCATCTGAAACTCTAAGCCACTTAACACATTCATTAACTTCTAATTTAGGTTTAAAATATTCTTTAACCCAATTTATAATCTCTCTAGCATTACTTTTTGCTACTACTGCCATAACCCAAATATTCTTTCCACAGTTCCATTCACTATCTTTTAATCTTCCACAAATTTTATATCTGTGTTGGACAATATCATTCATAAAAGCCCAATTAGTAAATCCAACATCATCTTTTCCTAATCTATGAATTTGGTATTGATCTAAATTAATAGATGGTAAAACCATTCCTACAATTTGTTCGTAAGTATATTTGTTGTATCTTGGCATCTGTCTAAATATATGTACTGCTCTATCTAAATCACTCACTATGCTTTACCCCACTTAATCTTTTGTGATGTTTGTGAAGAAAATTCCATTCCTTCATCAGTTGGGAAATAAAGTTTTTGAGAATTAATAGATGATCTTCTTCCTGAAACCTTTTCAAAATCTGCCCAATGTGAAGCAACAATTATGCTAACACTAGAACCAGTTGCGTTTTCTTCTAAAGCAAAGTTTGAAATCCTACCATCAAATAATAAAAATGGGTCTGCGATTAATGCCTGAGAACTATCTAAGAATCCTCTATATAGTTTTGCCTGAACATTCATATAGTCATTATTTAATAATAAACTTATGATTGTTGTATCTGCACCAGAAAATTTAAGAGTTAAATTATTAACTGATACGTCAGCAGTTTCTTGTACTTCTGAACTGCCTAAAAATAAAGATGATGCTGTGTAAGTGTTACCATCAAAAATTAAATCTTTATAATGATCTGTGTAATAAGTGCCTGTGCTAATTCCAAGATATACAAGTTCAACTGGATTTAATTTATCTGTTGCTAATTCAGTTATTAAATCTGCTGTTAATGATCTAGTCATTACAATATCTCTATAAGATCAACTTCGTATTGGAAATGGTTTGCTGTGCTTATATTAAATTCTTGGACATCTCCAGTAAAGCCAACTGTAAAATCTACATTAGTATAAATTAAAATTGCATTGTCAGATACTCCAGTTCTTAATGGTGGTTCAAAAGTTAATGTGCCTTGACCAGAACCATTAGAAGATACATCTGCCATAACCATATAAACTTTATTTTGTCCTGTAAATCTAAAAAAATCTCCTGCTTTAAATACTCCTGAAGTGCTGTTTGCCATTCCATCTATTGCAACAGAAGTAACTCCTGCAAGAATAGCACCATTAACTCTAATAACTCCTGAAGCAACTCCTAAAGAATCGTCAAGTGTTGGTGGAGTAAATGTAAATGATTCTATTTGTGATCTTTGTTTTACTATGAAAGCAAGTATTGGTGCAAACTGAGTTCTTGTCATTATTGGAAATGTAACTCTTAGTTTAAATCTTTGTCCATCAATTTGTCTTGATTGTCTACGACCTGAAGCTGTTGTTGTAACAATAGTATTTTGATTTGTACTAATACTTACTGAACTAGGTATTGGAGTTGTTGGAAATGTGCCACTCATACTACGTTAGATTTTCCTTTTGCATTAGCACTTTGATTAACTAAGTTAATTATAGTTGCTCTGTTATCAATTAATAATTCTCTAATACCTCTAACATCATTTGCTTGAATATTAAATGTAAAATTACTTCCCATTCCTAAATCATGGTTTGGTATAATAGTTCCATTTGTTGAAGGAACAAATAATTCTCTACCACGTTCTCCTACTGTGATTGGCATACCACCTCTAACAGCACCACCTTCTGCAAATGGAGAAGCTAAAGCCGCATTAATAGGAGTCATTCCCCCACCACCACCACCAAATATAGAACTTAAAAAACTACCAGCACCACTAAATGAACTACTCATACTTGCGGCTAGTTGTGAATATAATTCTGTTGTTTTAATTTTTTGATAAGCAATATCTAAAAGTAATGTTGCAATATATTCTAATTGTTTAGCAATCATTCTAACAAGAATATCATCTACTATTTTTCTAAAAGTAGCCCCTAGTTTTTCACCTAATACTATTGATTTAGCAATACCTTCTGAAAATGATTTAATACCATTACTTAATCCATCAGTTATAGTTTTAGATATTCCATCAGTAGTAAATAACTCGTCATTAAGATCTTTTAGTTTATTTTTATTTGAAACATAAACAGCATCAAACACTTGACCTATATTTATTGCAGATTTTTTAGCCGTATCTCCACCTGTAGATAATCCGTCCATAAAATCTAATGGTACTTGATTTAATTCTTTTACAATGTCTTTAGTTTCTTCAAGTGCTTTATTAGTAAGGTACAAACCACCTACTACTGCACTTATTGTTGAAAGAAATAAAATTATTGGACTTTTTTTAGTTATTGCGTCTAATGCTAATATTGCAAGTCCTAATGCTTTAAATGCTGTAATAATTTCTGCTATAAAAATTACAACTTTTAATGCAATAAAAGCTATAAAGAAATTTAAGAGAATCTCAAAATTATCTTTAACAAAGACTATTGCACCACTTAGTTTTAAGATTGCAACAGCTAATACTTCTCCTATTTCTTTACCAAATTTATTAATAGCATCTCTATTATTAAGAAAGAACAATTCTAACTGACCAAGTTCTTTTGTTAAAGTATCAAAAAAACCTTGTGCAATAGTTATTTGTAATTCTTTAAATATATTATCTAAAGATATTAAAGTTCCATTTAAACCTTTTTTAAGATTTTCATTTGCTTTGCCAAAAGCACCTGAAGCCCCAAATACTTTTTCAAATAAAGATGGTAGATTACCTAATGATGTATCTGCAAATTTTCCAAATCCATCAATACTTCTAATTCCTCTGTCATTAAATAGTCTTGCAGAATCTATGCCTTTTAAAAATGCTTTTGCTAATTGATCTGAAGAATCTGTAAATGATATACCAAATCTTGCTGAAGCATTACTAGCTATCTCTAAATTTTTAGCTAATTCTTGTGGTGATTTAGATATTGATAATAAATCATTAGATGCTTGTAATACATCTAATAAAGGTATTTTAGATTTAATTGCAAATTTAGTAAGTTGGTCAAAGGCTTGACTTCCACCATAACCAGATTTTGCTAACTCATCTAATCTAGTTTTAACTGTATCTGTTTGTTTACCAATATCTACTAAAGATTTGATTGCAACACCAGCACCAATACCTAGTAACGCATTTCTAACATTAAAAATTGAGTTCTTAACATCTGTAAAAGCTTTAGACGCATTGTCTATGACATTAAGTTTTATATTTAGTTGCTGATCTGCCATGTAATTTCTCTTTATCTGCCTTCACTTTAAAATATGCTATCCAATAATAAAATTCATCTTGTGTCATACACAAGACTTCTTCCATACTTTTTTTTAATTCATAACCAAGAGCAAGTATAGAAAACAACTCAGGGTCAAGTCTTACTTTTTTTCGCTATCCTCGTAAGATATTCCTGACAACATTTCTGTTGCTACTCTAGCTATAACATTTGCATCAGCATTATTCAATAATGTTAGCTTGTCATCTAGCTTAAATATTTTATTTCCGTCTGAGTCTTTTGCTTTAAGAACTATTGCATCTATTAATACTCCAAGATCATCATTCTTTGCACCTTTGAAAAGATTTCTTTTTTCTCCTAGTGTAAATGGTGAGCAATATATTATTAAAGGTTTGCCTTCCTCGCCCCACTCAGCTACCTCAATTTTCTTTATTCCTAAAGCTTCAAATTGTGCCTTCACTCTATCTATAATTTGCATATTTTTTCTTCCTTTTCTATTTAATTAATTATGCTGTTGATAATGATAATGTTCCTGTTCCTTGAAAAGATATTTCTGATTCAACTAATCCATCAAAAGAAGCAGATACAGATTTACCAGTTACGATTGCTGTTCCAGTATAATATTTGTCTCCTGAACTAGCACCTTCAAAATAAAATACTGTTGTTATTGAAGAACCAACTGTTAAAGCTATTTGTGCTGTGTCTGCTTCGTCCATATATACTGATGCTGTTCCTGTCCAAGAAGTTAAACCTGTTTTATAAGTTCTTGTAGAATCTCCCATTGAAGTATCTTCAATAGTATCTCCAGTTGTTTCTAAAGAGTAACTTCTAAGTTCCCCTAAAGTATTTGCACCAATCTTTATGAGACCTTCTGAACCTGTGTGTGTTGCCATTTTTTTTTCC